GAAGCCTGTTGTTATCGAAGCATATCAGACAGACAAGGAAATGATAATACACACGCTTGAGGGTGACATGAAAGCCTCTGCGGGTGATTACATCATAACAGGAGTAAACGGCGAACAGTACCCCTGCAAGCCTGATATTTTTGAAAAGACCTATGAACCTGTTGACTAATAATACATCGGAATGAAGCGCCTTAACGGGTGCTTTTTTTATATTTAAAACCAGAAAGGAGGACACCGATATGAACAATATCGAAAAGGCAATCGAGATAAGAAACGCAAGAATACGTTTTGTGTCACTTGTCGATAAGGCGGCAAATCTTCAGAGCTTCCTTGTCACCAAAAATAAGGACGGCGAAGCAAGCTTCACGACCTGCGGACAGATAGTAAAGGCGGACGCAGATAATCACTATGTCACAGGTATTGTCTATGAGCCTATGGTAAAAGACTCACAGGGCAACTTCATGACAGAAGACGAGATAGTCAAGGCGGCAAGGTGGTATGCAAAGAACGGCAATATGGTTGATGTTCAGCATAGCTTCTCGCCGCTTTCTTCGGCTTCGGTCGTAGAGAGCTGGGTCGCAAAAGCGGATTTTTCGCTCGGCGACAAAGCGGTCAAAAAAGGCACTTGGCTGATGACGGTAGAGATTTCAGACGATAAAATCTGGAACCGCATTGAAAAAGGCGAGATTACCGGCTTTTCAATGGGCGGTGTCGGTGAGTATGCTACCGAAGACGTTGACATTGACAATCTCGAAAAATCATTTAATGATGCCACTCCGAAGAAGCGCAGAGGTATCATAAAAACACTGCTGTCATTACTTGACGGCGAAAAACAGGAGGAAACAGAAGTGACAAAGGACGAAATGAAGGCTATCGTTTCTGAAACGATAGAAAAGTCTGCCGGCTCTATTGCGGCGGAAGTTGCTAAGATCATCAAGGAAGAAGCTCAGGCGGCAGACAACGGCGCATCGCAGGCAAGTTCCGAGGAAAAGAGTGCAGAGGCCGACAACACAAAGGATTCCGAGAAAAAGGAAGAACCTCTCACAAAAGAAGAAATCGGCGCAATGATTACTCAGGCAGTCAAGGAGGCAGTTCCTGCAATGCTCAAGGAAGCTCTTGCCGCACAGAGAGGCACAACACAGCAGAGCGATGAGGCTGACGTAAACAAGTCTAAGGACGGTGCTCAGAAGAAGCACTATCTTGCAGGTATCATCTAAGGAGGAAAAAGAACCATGTTCCAGAACGAAGAGATCATCAAAGGTACAATTACCACCAACTCCATTTCAAGCGGTCTGCTTAATCCTGAACAGGCTAAGCAGTTTATCAAGCAGACATTTGACGCTACACCGCTTGCAAGTGCAGTACGTCACGAAATGCGCAAAGCAAGAACGGGCTACATTGACAAGATCGGCATTGCAAAGCGTATCGTGAGAAAGAAAGTCGAAAACACCGACGATGGCTACAGAGCAACTGTAACACCGTCACAGGTTGAGTACAAGACAACGGCCATAAGATTACCCTGGGAGATTACGGGCGAAACGCTCAGAGAAAACATCGAGGGACAGAGCTTTGAAGAAACAGTTACAAATCTCATGACTACACAGCTCGGTGTAGACCTCGAAGACCTCTATCTCAACGGCGACGAGGCAACACCTGCACAGTATGACACAGGTAAGAAGGACGGAGAAACAAATCCGATTATGGCGGCTACTCCCGATTACGACTTCTTATCTATCAATGACGGCTGGATCAAGCAGATTAAGGCTAACGGACATATCGTTGACGTTTCAAGCAAAAACAGCGGTGCAATGTCACTTGATATGTTCTATGATGCGCTGAAGTCCATGCCGAACAAGTACAATAACGGCAAGCTCCGTTGGGTTATGTCACCCCACAGAGCGCAGGAGTGGGAACTTTACCTGCTCAACAAGGCTATTACAGCCGGTGGCATGATACCTCAGTCAATGTACAACGAGCCTGCAAAGATACCCGTAATTCCTTGTCCGTCAATCGCCGATGACTGCATTCTGCTTACCGACCCCAACAACCTTATCGTAGTTAATACATACGGTGTTCAGATCCGCAAGACAGATACCGACAAGGAATCTATTATGCAGGACAAGATTTTCTACGCAGTACACCTTGACTTTGACGCAATCATCGAAGAAGCTGACGCAACAGCTATCATCACAGGTATTGCATAATACAGGAGGGTGCTATGTATAAGTTAAGACTTATCAAGGGGCTTTCATACAGTGGGGCTGTTTCTGCAACAAGGAACAGCCCTTTTGTATCGGTTGAAAACAAGGATATTGCCGACAAGCTTATTGCAGACGGCTATTTTGAACTTGTCGAAACCGCAAAAAAGCCTATTGAATATAAGGACCTGCCGCTTGACGAGTTAAAGTCTATTGCCGCCGAGCGTGGCATTGATATAACATCGTTAAAGAAAAAGGCGGATATTGTAAAAGCGATAACCGACCTTGAAGCTGACAACGCAGAATGCGAGGCTGATTACGGTGAGTGTGACGTGGATAACAGCTGATGAGCTGAGGAGCTACACAAACTATCCGTCAGTAAAAAGCAGGGGCGATAATCAGCTTGCCATAGATATAAAGCGAGCTATGGCGGCAATCACGAACTATACGCATAACAATTTTGCTGACGGTGAGATACCCGAAAATGTGAAAACGGCTTGCTTACTGCTTGCGGAAGCTTACGCTTATAACGCAATGGCAACAAGCAAAGAAATGAAGTCGGAAACATTCGACGATTATTCGTACACGGCCAATGACACGCTTGTAAGCATATCTGACTTAAATCTGGCTCCTTTGCTTGATGAGTATGTGATATCAGTACAGAGCGGAAAGGTCGTTATGAATTTAAGAAAGCTGTAAAAGGAGGCGGTACAATGAGTTTAGACGCTTTGCTAAATCACAAATGCAACATCTATCACTTGCAGGCTGTTGAAAAACAGGTTGGCTATGGCTTGCCTGCTACAAAAGAGTTTAAATACTCCGATGAGCCTGACTGCGCAGATGTTAAATGCCATTTTTGTACCGCCAATACAGGCTTGAGCCTTCAAACTGCCCCTGCGTATAACGCCGTATCCGCTTCTGTAAAGCTGGTGCTTCCTGCATCTACAGATGTCCGTATCAATGATAAAATTGTTGACACGGAAACCGGATACGAATACACCGCCGAAGTGCCGAGAAATATCCGTAATCATCATATTTTTGTTATGTTGACTCGCAGAGAGGAACAGAAAAAGATATGAACAAGAAGTATGTAAGCTTTGATTACTCGCAGATAGAAGATTATCTGCACAAATTTGAAGAGCTGCGTCCCCTTGTCGAGCAGGTTATAAACAACGTGCTGAATGAATGGGGAATAATCTTTTTGAACAAAGTTACGGATAACATCATAGAGTGCAAGTCTGTAGTAACATCAAACATGATCGCAAGCTTTACGTTTGGTGATACCAACAGTATATGGGAAGTCGATAAGAACTCGATTACTGTAGGTAGCAAGGTCAGGTACGCTTACCTTGTCGAAAACGGACATTGGAACATGGGGGAAGATGTTACTCACAGGTTTGTTCCAGGCTACTGGAAAAGCGGCGATACGGGTGATAAGTTTGTCTATGATCCGACCGCTAAGGGCGGAATGATGCTGAAACGGAAGTATATTGAAGGCAAAAAATTTTTTGCTAAAGCTCTTCTGGAAATGGAAGGGCAGATAGGCGAGATATTTGACAGCTACATGGCGGAGCTGTTGGATATATTCTGACAATGTGTGTGAGGTGGAAGAATGATTATTACAAGCGAAACGGCAAGTATTGCAAAATTCATCATCGAGAACGCCGTGGAGGGTACAGTGCCGTATTATGAAGAAATGCGAGAGAATTTTGCTGTTCCGTCTGTTTTCTTCCCCTCGCCCGTTGTTTCTTCAAGCGAACACACCGTTTCCTCGTATTCGCTTATATATAGCTGGAGCGTGGTTGTGTTTGCAACTAATGATGATTTAGCGTATGAAAACGCTATAAGGATTGCAAAAGCAATTCGTGACAATGCTATGCTGATCCCTGTCGTTGACTCTGACGGTCAGCCGACAGATGATTATATACGCATAACAAAATGCGAAATAAACGCAAATGATAGTTGTGCCAAAAGCATAGACATCGGCTGGCGAAGCACTGAATTTTACAGAGATGTAAGAGAGGTTAAGCCTACAGCTGATGATGTGATGTGCTCTATCTCAAGAAAGGAGAATACATGAGCAAAAACACTAATGCAACAACAGCAAAGAGCGAAAAAACGGAGCTTGTTTTTACTGTAAAACAGCTTCGTCAGCACGCTTTAAAGCTGTTCGGAGTAACTGTCAGCACATTTGACGG